CAAGAACTCGATCGCGTCGGCAGAGCCGACCGACGAGGCGGCCATCAAGGCCGCGATCACCAAGGCGCTGCAGGACAACGCCGCACTCAAGCAGCCCCCCGCCCGGTCAGGTGCCGGCGATCACACGGGCCCGACCGTGCAGTCCCTCGAAGCTCAGCTCAAGGCGGCCGAGGAGAAGAAGGACGTCACGGAGACCATCCGCCTGAAGCGGGCCATCGCGGCCGCGCGCCAGGCACAGACCCAGTAAGGAGCCAGCATGGCTGGAATCAGCGGGCAGGGGACCACGTACAACCTGCCGAACTACGTGGGCGAGCTCTTCAACGTGAGCCCGTCCGAGACGCCCCTCCTCTCCGCGATCGGTGGCCTCACCGGTGGCGAGGAGGTCAAGTCGGTCGAGTTCGAGTGGCAGGAGGAGGACCTGCGCGAGTCGCAGGAGAACCGCTCCCGTCTCGAGGGCGCGAACGCCCAGAACTCGGACCAGCGCGTCCGCCGCAACGTGAAGAACGTCGTCGAGATCCACCAGGAGACCGTCGAGCTGTCCTACACGAAGCAGGCCGCGACCGGTCAGACCTCGGGCGTGAACAACGACCAGGTGAACCCGGTGACGAACGAGATGGACCACCAGCTCGAGCTCGCGCTCGCGGCGAAGGCCGTCGACATCGAGCTGTCGTTCATCCTCGGCCGCAAGTTCGTCCCGAACGACAACACGACCGCCCGCAAGACGGGCGGTCTGATCGAGGCGATCACGACCAACGTCATCGACCTCGGCACGTCGTTCACCGGGCTGGCGGCGTCGACCGACACCATCGCGCAGGTCGCCACGCCCTTCGCGAACGGCGACGCGCTCCGCTTCACGAGCGTCGGCGTCTCGACCGCGATCCGCCTCGACCGCGTCTACTACGTCGTCGGCAAGACGACCGACGCGTTCAAGGTCTCCGCGACCAAGGGCGGCGCCCCGATCGTGATCGGCACGGCCACGGTCGCCGTGTCGAAGCTCACCACGGCGGGACCGACGAAGGACACCTACGACGAGCTGTTCGAGGACGTCTTCCAGGCGGGCGGCCTCGGCGACGAGACGGCGACGATCATCGTGTCGGCGCGGCAGAAGCGCAACCTCTCCACGGCGTACGCGATGGCGTTCGGCCAGTACCAGGAGCAGTCGCGCAACGTCGGCGGCGTGAACTTCACGACGATCATGTCGGACTTCGGCACGTTCAACGTGCTGCTCGACCGGTGGATGCCGGCCGACGCGTTCGCGGTCTCGACGCTGTCGCAGCTCAAGCCGAAGTTCCTCGTGAAGCCGGGCTCGGGCCACTTCTACTCGGAGCCGCTCGCGAAGATCGGCGCGTCCGACCGCGAGCAGCTCTACGGCGAGGTCGGCCTGCAGTGGGGCAACGAGCGGGCCCACGGCATCATCCGAGGCCTCCCGGTCGCGCCCGTCTGGGCGTGACATCCCCGGGGGCCGGGCATCCGCCCGGCCCCACCCCTCAACCCTGAGCAGGAGAACAGGACCATGAGCCCCACCATCAAACACCCCGCGCCGGTCTCCGGCACGGTCAGCGCCGTCGGCCTCGACTTTGTCGACGGCGTCGCCGAGGTGAAGACGATCTCCGACGAGGCCCGCGCGGTACTCGTCGAGCACGGCTTCACCATCGACGACGGCAAGGCCCCGGCGGTCATCCCCGACGGCGACCCGGTCGAGTCGTGGACCGTCGACCAGCTCAAGGCGTACGCCGAGCGCGAGTCGATCGACCTCGGCGACGCGAAGAAGAAGGACGACCTCCTCTCGGCGATCGCGAAGGCTGACAAGGCCGCGGGCGGCTCGCAGGAGTAGCCCAGCCGGGCCCGGAGCGTTCACATGGGGGGCGCTCCGGGCCCACCCGATGGCACGTAGCTCAGCAGGCGGAGCACCCGACTGTTGATCGGACGCGCGCAGGTTCGAACCCTGCCGTGCCAGCCACACCCCGACCACTCAGGAGGTCATCGTGATCCGCATCACTCACCCGCGCCCGAAGGCCGGCCGTCAGCGGTTCCTCGGCGTCGAGTTCGTCGACGGCACCGCCGAGGTGCCCGACCTGCACCCGGTGCGGGAGCAGGCGCTCCTGCAGCACGGCGCGACCATCGAGCTCGAGGGCGTCACCCTCGACGACATGACCGTGCCCGAGCTGCGCGAAGAGGCGAAGGCGTGGGGGCTCACCGTCCCGAAGAAGACGACGAAGGCGCAACTCATCGACCTCATCTCCAACCAGCCCGTCCACGAGCTGACCGCCGAGCTCGACCTCGAAGCGGAGTCGCGGCGCGAGTTCCTGGCGGCGCACACGGTGCCGCTCGAGCCTGGCGAGGAGTAGCCGATGGTCATGCGCGTCTACGCGACCACCGCCGAGTACGACGAGTTCGCCGAGGAGCCGTGGGACGGCACACCCGAGGCGCTCACGAAGCGGCTGCGGTCGGCGTCGATCGAGGTCGAGAAGCTCACCCGCCGCGCCGTCTACGACACGGACGCGAACGGGTACCCCACCGATTCCGACGTCGACGACGCGTTCGCTGAGGCGACGTGTGCGATCGCGGAGTACTGGTCGATCACCGATGACCCGACGGGCGCCGAGGCGCACGAGGGCGCGGTGAAGATCGGTTCCGTGTCGCTCGGCACGACGTCGTCGTCGAGTGAGGGCCTGACCGAGCGGGAGAAGCTCGAGCGCCGCATCGGCACGAAG